ATGAGTGCTATAATCTCGCCGTGCGGCACATACCGCTATCGGTTGGAGCGCCCGGACGTGTTTGGCGACTTCGCCACGGCGGTTATCATGGTCAACCCATCGACCGCCGACGCAGTGGAAGACGATGCCACCATTCGAAAGCTGATCGGATTCCGGAACCGCTATGGATGGGGCAATTTGATCGTCGGAAATCTCTTCGCCTACCGCTCAACTGATGTGCGTGAACTCGCGAGCGCAAGTGATCCCATCGGCCCGGATAACGGCTATCGCCTAGCAGAGATTTTCCTTGACGCACAACAAGTCATTTTTGCGTGGGGGCCAACGGCGAAGCTACCAAAGCGGCTGCGCGATCATTGGCGGGATGTGGATAGCCTCGCCCGCAAGATGCACTTGCAGCCCATGTCTATTGGCGCACCCGCAAAGGACGGCCACCCCTGCCACCCGCTCATGCTCCCGTATAGTCGGGAATTGCAGCCGTGGCACCCCACCGAGGCCACTCATGACTGAGGCGGCGATGCGTATCTCTGCCGCCACCCTATGTTCCGGCATGGGCGCGCCTGAGACGGCCATGCCGTATTGGGACTGGACGCTCGGCTCAGAAATCGAGAAAGCACCGCGCGCTGTCCTGGCACACCGCTTCGGCATGGAGGATGCGCGCCAGACCCGAACCGGCACAGGCGCGGCACTATGGGGCGACTTCACCACGATCCGCGTCCGCCATCTTCGCAGGCTCGGCATCGCGCTTCCGCAGTTCATGATCGCCGGGACGCCGTGCCAGGCATTCTCGATCGCCGGTGTCCGCAAGTCGCTCGACGACGACCGTGGCAACCTCACATTGGAGTTTCTTCGCCTTGCACACGCTCTTCGACGCGCTGGAGCCCTCGTCGGCTTCCTCTGGGAAAACGTCCCGGGCATCCAGACAACCGACGACAACGCTTTCGGATGTTTCCTGGCTGGAATTGTCGGAGCAGATGCCCCCCTCAGTTCGCCACTCAAACGCGGACGGTGGCCAGGTGCGGGTATGGTTGATGGACCCCACGGAAAAGCGGCGTGGCGTGTTACGGACGCTCAATTTTTCGGCTTGGCCCAACGCCGCGAGCGTATGTTCGTTGTCGCGAGTTTTGTGGAATGGCTTGATCCCGCTGCGGTACTTCTTGAGCGCGTTGGCTTGTACGGGAATTCTGCGCCGCGCCGAGAAAAGGGGGAAGGAACTTCCGGAACTCTTAGTGCGCGCACTGAGGGCGGTGGCGGACCTGGAACCGACTTCGACCTTGCCGGTGGATTGCAGCCCGTCCACGCCTTCGGAGGGGGGCAACAGGTCCGGCCCGATCAATCAAGCCGCCTGCCTGACAGCGAAGGGGCAGAGGGTGGACTTTGAGGTTGAAACCTTCATCACCCACGCGCTGCGCGGAGAGGGTTTCGATGCCAGTGAGGATGGCATGGGGCGCGGAACGCCGATTGTGCCGATCGCCTTTCCTGAGCGCATGTCCGGCACGCAATATGCTTCGACAGAGGATTTGTCGCCATCGCTTGGCGCGCTCAATCCAACGGCCATTGCAATCCAGGCAGGCGCGCTGCGCACGAACCCAAACAGCGGACCCGATGGTGTCGGCGTTCAGAAGGATATTGCCTATACGCCGGAAGCGCGGGCAGAGGCGCAGGCCGTCGCCTTCGACATGCGCGGCCGGGAAGGCGGTTCGCAGTTCGAGGTGCCGCACGACACGGCGAACATTCGGGCTGCGTCTGGCGGATCAAGCCGGAGCTACGTGGCAGAGCAATGGGCCGTCCGCAGGCTCATGCCCAGCGAATGCGAGATTCTGCAGGGCTTTCCCGCCGGCCACACTGCCATTCCCTACAAGCGCCGCAAGATCGCCGCCGATGAGGCCGAACAGTCTGCGCTCGGCGGTGCCAGCGTCTGGCAGGAAAGCGAACAGTGGTTCACCGACTGCATGGCGGACGGCCCTCGCTACAAGATGATTGGCAACAGCCAGGCCATCCCGAACGTCCGCTGGATATTGGAGCGGGTCGAGAGGCAGTTCGCATCGCAGAAAAGACAGGCAGCATGACCACCCCAACCGTCTACCACGGCACCCCTTTGACCCCTCGCGCCGCTCTGCTCGATGTCTGCACCGGCAGGGCAATGTGCGTCTCGTTCTATCGTCCTGATGATGTGGATGCGGTCGAAGAGATCAGCCCAGCCATCATGTACGACAATGGAGCTTTCAGCTTCTGGCAGCAGGCTTTGCGCGAGGGCAAGGAATGGGCGGAGGATAGGGACTGGACGCCCTTTCTATCGCTGGCTGGAAACACGCTTATTCCATCCGGGACGCTGGGCAGTCATCCCGGACATGCCGGGCGCGCCGTCCCAGCTCAACGATGCACTGCTCAACGATTGGCCGTTTGGGCAGAAGGGCGCGCCGCTCTGGCACATGGATGGGTCGATAGATCGCTTGGGGCGGTTGTGCGAGCGCTACGGGCGCGTCTGCCTCGGATGGGTGGGCGAGACGAAGGCCGATCAAGCCGTGGGCTGCGATGCTTTCCGCAAGCGCATGGACGAGGTTGCAGCCTTCCTCGGCAACCGCTGGCCGGTCATCCACATGATGCGCGGAACGGCTGTTGTCCAAGATTATCCGTTCCACAGCGCGGACAGCACAAGTCTGGCACAGAACGGGTGGCGGTACGATTCCCCGATGGACGAAGCCTTCGGGGACCGATGGCGGGGACGCCGGGCCTATGCCGACAGATTAGAGGGGAAACGCGGTGAAATATCTCCGGCGCGCAATGTGCGAGCAAAGGTTAAAGCGCATCATGGCGCGAAGGCTCAACCAAGCCGACCAGAAGAGATGCTTCGGTTTCCCATATGGGAGTAGCGTCCGGGTGCGTCAGGATCGGCTGTCATGACCACCCCAACCGTCAAGGAGCAGTGATATGGACATCAGCCAAGCATCAGCGCTGGAAATAGCCGACAATTGGGACCAGATGGCCGCCAGTGAGGCGGATGCGCCGACAGGACGCCGTGAGACATTGCGCGAGTGCGCCGACCTTATCCGCATGATGGTGAACAGGGAGCCGGAAACCTGCCCTCATGCTCAAGGGCCGTTCCGTTTCTGCTACGAATGTCCGGTGAGTCCGTGCCCAATCGGGATTGGTGGGGAGAAGTAATATGGAGAAAGAGGAATTCTGCAAAAGGTTCGTCACCCACATGATCGACAAAGCGAGCTTTGACCACTTTGACGACGGCACGATGGTCCTCGATTACGCCGAAGAAACCGCGCAAACCTATTGGGAAACCGACTGGCAGCGGGAAATGGGACCGGAGGAATGCGCTGATGCCGACATGAGCTATTGGGGGGATTCGTGATGGAGAAAGAATTGAGGCCGTGCCCATGGTGTGGGTCGTCGTTCGAGGTCCGACTTAATCGCGGATGGTGGCTGATCTGGTCCACCGGCGATCATGAACAGCGGTGCCCGATCAGGAACCGCAACCCATTCGATGAGACGGCCTATTCGAGTAAACAGGCTGCAATCGCCGCATGGAACACCCGTCACCGTCTCACCGCCCAAGCACAGGGCGGGGATGTGGAGAAGCGGGAGGCGGTCACCGAAGCCGTCTATCGCGCAATCTACGGCGATGTCTGGGAGCGATTTCAAGACCCCGAGGAAACGGACTTTGCGGAAAAGGTGGCTGATGCGGTTCTTACGGCCCTCTCCACCCACCCCACCCCTACCGAGTTACCGGGGGATGCGCTGCGGGAGGCGGAGAAGGAAACCAACGCCCTACGTATGGCTTGGTGGAACGACATGAAGGCGCGCGGCTGTAGCGATGATGTTGCTATCCGAAAGATTAAACAGGCCCTCGCCACCAAGGAGAACGCCGACAATGGCTAACTATCCTAAATGCCCGATATGTGGAGCGCATGGCCCGACCGGAACCGACTATACTTGGTGCGCTTGCGTCCTGCAAATGAATGACCGCCGCGCCCAGGCGGATGATGGGCTGGCGTCATGCAATTGCGCCTTGAGGCTATCCGCAAATTTGGGGAGGGGTGAATGACCGACAAATCAGCCGCAATGGTTATAGGTTTCATCGCGGCGCAGGTTGTGTGTCTCGGCGCGGCGCTTATTGTAATGTGGATATTGTGAGGTGAATGAGCGCACCAAAACCTTCCTTGTCGCTACCGCTGCCGCTACGATAGGAAGTATGTTGATCGTGAACCTCATTCGCGGGGTGGTGACGGGAGCGTGGAACTTTTAGCCACCTCTTCCCCCCATTTGAAAGCCGCCATACTGTACGCCCCTAGATCAGCACATTTCATGGCGTCGGGTTGGCTGATATAAAGCCAGGCAACACTGGTGCCGCTTTCAGGAACTCCGGGCGTTCCGGGATTGACGGGCAAACCAGTTTCTCGGGCACCGCTGGAATTGGTTGAGGCCGTTCGTTGCAGGAGCAAAGCGCGATACTGAGCGCGCAGGCTATCGTAGTTCTGGTCTGCATGTTGAGCCATCCTTCTGTGTTCTGTTTCGACACGCTGTTTTTCGGCCACAGCCGCTTCCTGGGCACGCTTCGAGGCATCGTGGTAGTTCTGGACCGTTTGCTTATGCGCCACCTGTTCAGCATCCCTCGCCTTTGTCATTGCGAGTAGATCCTTTCGGACGCCGTTTAATGTGCCGTTCTGCCACAACAGGAGGGCGAGAAGGGCAGCGACAGCACATTGCCACGGATATTGCCTAATGACGCTGAGAAGGGCTGAAATCGCCTCACGGAGCCAGCCAAGCCCGCCAAGTAGGAATTTGCCGATCAACGCTATGCCCATCACCAAATCCTCCCCCGCCCGAAGTCCATCCCCACCTCAAACACCACCGTCCCCAGAAGGGCTATGCAGGCGATGAGGATGAGGCGCTTCATTCTGGCCACACGAAACCGACAGGGTTGGGCGCCCGCATGATCGTATCGCCGCGATGATCGACTAGGCCGGTATCAACCGCGTTGTGGTCCGTGACAGTGACCGGCGAGGGTGTGGGCTGATAGAAGTCGTCCAGATCATCTGCTACCCATGCTCGGGGTTTGGTGAAATAGCGTTTCATTTCTTGGTCATCTTCCCGCCAAGTGACGATCCCAGCCAGAATGCCCCGACTGCGATCGCGAGATTGTTCCAGGTCTGTACGAGCGCGCCTTTTGTGGTGGCGTCATTGGAATAGATCAGCACCCATGCTGTGACCGCTGCGAAGCCCGCCAGAATGACAACGGACATGATGATGATGGTCCCGATGTGCGGCACGAGGGGCGGAGGGGTCTCTTCGGTCATGCCTGATACACACCCGTCTCCAGCATAGCAGTCACCCGCTTTGCCCGCGCTGGCGTCTGCTTGGCCCATTTAGACTGCATCATGTTTGCGGCAGCTTCATCCCATCGCTTCTGCGCCACGAGATCCAGCGAGTTCTTGAATCCAGCCAGCCCCTGTACGCCGAGCTGGAAGCACATCGACAGCAGCGCTACAGCACGGACAGGATCATCCTTGACCGCTTGCCATGCGGGCCAGTCCTTCATAGCGTTCATGAAGCGGCGGATATCGTTGGCGAGCAGATAGTCTATTTCCTCGTCCGTCAGCCGGCCGCCCTTGCGCTTGTCGATCAGCCGGCCAACTCCGATTGTCCAAAACCCGATATGATCCTGGTAGGCGTGCGGGATTCGGCCTTCCTCGCGATTGAGGTGCTTTGTCGCCAAGGTGATGATCGGATCATTCGCCTGTGCTTTCGCATCCAGTGCAGCATTGACAGCCGAAAGCGTGGCGGGACCAATGATCCCATCTGCCGTTACCCCAAGGCGCTCCTGTAGCTGTCTGACGTTCATAAATACCGCGCCCCCGTCATCGCCATTGCATATCCAAGGGCCAGAGAGCGTTCATCCGAGGACAGCCCCTTGAAGAAGCACAGCCTTGCGATCTCCCCGTCAAAGGCGCGGCTGTTGTCGGTATGATTGCCGATGCAGAGCGCCAATGCAGCGTTGCTGACCTGCGTTCCAGAAGGCGCTACGGTCGTTCCACCGCTGGCCCCGAAGCTGTCCAACTGGCCTAGGATGGGGGTGTTGCTTGGATTGAACCGGGTCCCGAAGATGTGCCATGTGTCATGCGCGGAGACCTTGGAAATGCTCGCATCGGTCGTGGTGTAGTCGATATTGACAGCCATATTCGCGCCGGTGGACGCATGACCCATCCGGTCGAGCCCTTTTCGCCATGGGGTTCCAAAGTTGCTCGCGCCGCCAGTATAGCTTTTATACACCGTGATCGAATAACCTTCGGGGTTAAACACGTCATTGATCTTGGCGGTTGGGGCGGCGGTCAGCTTCGTGTTTCCAGCACTGGAGAAGACGACCGATGCCTTGCCGTTTGGCGTGGCGTTGTGCTTGAGCGTCGGCCTTGCGGTCGCCTCCGTCGCCGCGATACCCGCGCTGGAATCTGTCCACGATGGCACCGCCGCTCCATCTGCGATGCTGGCCACCAGCGTCTCCGCGTCCCAATCCACATGGCTATCCCAGAATGCAGGAGCCGTGGGCACATAGGGCACGGCGCTTTGCTGGAACATCGCTGTCATCAATTCGGCTGCGATAGCCGCGTGCCCCGTCGCATTCGGGTGAGTGTTGTCGTCGGTTAGGCCGGAGAGAATGACGTTGCTCGCATTTTGCCAGCCAGGTCGTGTATCGACGAACTTCGTGCCCAGGGGGAGATTGGTTTCGAGGAAGTCATTGACCTGATCGGCAACACCGCCAACCGTGAAGCCGGTCGCAGGGGTTCCCCCGCTGCTCCGGGTCAAAATGGTGCAGACCGCCGTGCCCAATTCGCGTGCCGCTGCCATGCTCAAGATCAGCATGAGGTCATCGCGCACCTGTGAATAGGATCGGGTATTGGCTATATCATTGGTGCCCATGGCAAGGATGACATCGGTAGCCCCGCAGGCATCTAAGAGGGCAAGCCGCTTACTATGGGCGCTCACCCAATCGCTGGCCTGCTCGCCACTGGTTCCTAGATAAATGACCGGGTAATCAGATGCGATAGTCCGTTGCAGAAAGCCGATTTCATTGCCGGTCAACGTATCGCCGGCGCCGTTACCGATGCTGTCCGTGATACAGGCGAATGCCCGAGTGGCGGTGGACTGGCCAAGGATCGCAACAGGGCCGTAAAATTCCGTTACATCACCAGGTGTGGGTGTCTGCCCCGCGAGGCTGGACGTGCCAAGCAACTGCCCTTCGCCATTATCAGCTTCCAGACTCACTTGATCCATGGTCGACCATTTCTGCCCTACCGATGCGACCTGCACATAGGTTTCTATTTCGAAGTAGGTAAGCGCTGGAATGGTGAGGTCGATTTCGTCCGTGGTGACATCTGCGCCGGTTGACGTGATCGTGATACTCGACTGGCTGGCAAAGGTGACAGCAATCCAATCCCCTGTCCCCGCTGGATAGCGGACCCGCGCAGATACGGTAATATCGTTGAACCCCGCAGCTTCGGAACAGCGGTTGGCATAGACCAGCTTCATGCCGCCTGCACAGGCAAAACCAAAGGTCCGGTGACGAGAGAGATATTTGCCGTGGGTGTTTATGCCGTCGCTGGAATGCGTATTGATGAACGTTTGTTTGGTGCGGTTCGCAACGGGGCGAAGGAAGGTCTGAGGCGCAGGACCGCCGCCGCTTTCGCTGCCGCCTATGCCAAGGCCCATGGAGAGGGATAAGCCGATCATCCATGCCCCCCGAACAACATTTTCGCCGCCGCGAGAAGGAGCCCCCCGGCCCCTGTTAGAATGAATGCAGCCCCAGCAAAAAAGCCCAGCCCTTTAGCCTGCCTGACGCCCATGTTATTGATTTGCAGACTGAGACTATCTAGCTTGCTGGATATATTCGCAACGTCATGCTTTACCGTGCGCACATCGGCTTGGAGCGCCCCTACATCACGTGCGATCTGTAGATCGTGATCAGTCATTATTCGCCGTTGCCCTCATGGTTTCTGTCTCCGGGCGCGCAAAGCCTCCTTAGCTTTATGGGTTTTCAGAGCTTTTGGGCACGGTACATTAATTCGGGGCGCATCCGCGTCAGGCAAAGAAAAACCCCGCCGAAGCAGGGTTGGGATGACTACCTAGTTCCGCCAGTGATCTAATTGATCAAGTTTGTATTTCTTCTTGCGCGATCGATCCCAAGTGATCCCTCTACGAATAATATCCGCAGGCACGCCAGCAATCAGCACCCCCTCTTCATCGAACCGGCGTGAAACAAAACTCATGGCACCCACAATGCTATCTGATGGAACGAATGCGCCCTTGTTAATAAGGGCCCCAACGCCAATCCAGACATGATCACCGATAGACACCGACTGCGCACCGTTCAACCGCTCACCCGTTTGGCGATCAATGACGCTGTGCGCATCGGTTGTTCGCACTTCGACTTGGCGGGAAAACATGCACCATTTACCGATGGTAACATTGCAGTTCTCTTGGCAAAGAATATAACAATCCCTAGAGGTTGAATGGTCGCCTATATGAACCGTTTGACCATTTCCTTTAACGACAATTTGACCCTTCCACTGGCATTGTTTGCCAATAGTAATCTTATTATTATCGCCTCGAATGAGAATGTTGCCGTTGAATTTGGCCCCCTCTCCAATATCGATAATATTTCCAGAGCCGCGTGCAATTTGAATGCTGACCGACGCGGGAATTGTGGAGAACTCACCTCTTATAAGCTTGTTGCCATCACCTAACTGGATGTCCGAAGCCAGATTAACTTTGCGCCTGAGTAAACGTAACATGCAGGATTCATGATAGCCAAATCCTAGCACGTCAATGGGCGGATCAGGTGGATGCAACAAATGAACCAGAGAAATATAGGTTTGTAGTGGCGGAAAGATCAGCCACACCAACGGCCACGTTGTCCTGATCCATGCGCTGAAACCGGATGATGGACGAGTTCTCCAAATGATAGCCGCCAACAACGAAGTCGTTCGTGAAGTTGGCGCGAAGTCCGACCTGAATCCCCCCCCTGTATGCCGCGCCATTGGATATAGCTACAGGAATCCCCGAACACTGGAAATTACCAGTCATGCCGCCAATGGCGGTAAATACGAGCTGGATTGAGTAATCGAAACGGCGACCAATTTTAGTGTACTGCCCGACAAATGTACCGGTTGGAGAGCCTGCCACAGTGGACCCGTGAGGGATTGGAGTAAACGAACCCTCCGAATAAAATCCATTCGTGCTGTCAACGCTCCGGGCCAGTTCATACCAGTTCGAGCCCATCTTCATTAAAACGATGTGGCTTGCCGCCGCGCCTGCCGTGAACAGCGTAAAGTCCCGTCCATTGGCAAGAACAAGATTATCAGTGCCGTGCTTGAATGTGACATCGAGAGACGATGTGGTACTTTCACACCTGATGATCTGGCCTTCAAAGCCTCCCGATATAGTGTCTAGCTGATCGGTTCCAGCGCCGCCCTCAGTGGTGACGCTAAGCTTAGGCTCAAAATCAGTATCATAAACAGTGAACACGCCGCTTGCGACCGCCACCCCTCGGATGGATTCCATCGCCAATGTGAAAAGATCAGCGCGGCCAAAACGGACTTGAGTATAGTCGAAACCAATATACTCCTTGAACCAGACGAAGCCGGTCCCGCCATCCATATAAACCGTTCCGTCAGGCTTTGTCACAGTGGTTTGATAGCCGGATGCGTTCACAGCGTCGGTCGCGACAACGAGTGGCGCACCGAAGGCCCCCGCTGTGGTTAGTGCGTCGGTGACGGGCGCGATCTTGAATGCCTGCGTATCAAGGCTTCGGTCGCAATAACCGAGCAGGAGATACCAGCGCCCGTTGTGGCTGAACTTATCTAGTGAAGGGGCAACGCCGTCGCTGGTGGTAGGTTGGCCAACAAGCGACCAAGTCGCGCCAGCATCTACCGTCTTGAACAGGTTAAGGCCAGAACCGCGAGCCACAGCAAACCAAACGTCAGCCGTTATCGCCACCATTTCCGCTTCATTGTATCCGCCAACCGCAGACGTAATCGGCGTACTGGCAGCCCATGTCAGGCCGTCATCTTCCGAAATCCAGAGCGGAACCTCGTAAGTGGGGGTTGACGAAATCTGCCAATATGGTGTCCACGCAAGGCGGTGGCTGCTACCGTCAGCAGCCGGGATAACCTTGATCCGCCCATAGGCTCGCGCAAAGGTGAAATTGACCGTCTTGAGCAACAGCGGGGCAGACCATGTGGCACCGTTGTCATCGCTGTAGATGCGCTGCATATTGATACCAGCGGCCAGTGGCGACGGAACCTGATCATAAATAACGACCAGCCGCCCCGTTGGCGTGGCGCACATCGACATACCGCCCTGATCGTAGCCAGAGGTCGGCGCGACCAATTCAATTTCTGCGCTCCAGTTCTGCCCGCCATCATCCGAATAAGTGTACCAGACGGTTGCGCCATCGGTGTTCGCATGTTCGGGGGCCTTGCGATAGATGAGGTGTAGACGGCCATCCATGCCCTCGACGATCTGGCCAAAGTGCCGGTGGAACGTGTCCGAACTACCATCCTGGACGACAATATAGGTTGAATCGCTGCTGAAGTCTGTGGTGAAGGATTTGTGAGACGCCTCCATGCGCCAACCATCAAGAAGCGTCTGAGCCGGCCGCCCGTCCGCAGTGCCTATAGCCCCTGCACCTTCGTCCGATAGCAGGAGGTCATTGGCCTCCCCAAGTTGCTCAAATGCCTCCTTGACGGTGCTATTATCAGTAATGCTGGGAGTGGTGAATGAGCCTAAATCAACGTCCGGAACTAGCTGGTTAATGGCTTGACTCACCCTAAGCGGCGACATGATCTTTGTATTCTCAGCGCCCACCTCTGCTTCCTCCTGACTGGCAAGCGCGCGGGCGGAGTCCATTACTTGGATCGGCGTAGCTTTCTGAACTAATGTGCCATCATCCACAATAATGGCCGCAGCAGGATTTACGGACAACGCGGCGGGGAGTTCATCCGGGCGAATGGCGACCATCAGAGCGTAGCCTTGATTATTTGGTTGAATATTATCGTGGGCTGGACGTTGTTGTGTGCGCCGCCGCCGCCTTGATCAGGGATCGTGTGATTGTGGGATACACTGCCGATGGAGCCACCCGTGCCAATCCGCGAGCCCGCGCCGCCTGTTTGGGCTTGGCCCAGCTCTCGGATACCTGTGACGGTAGGGTTTGAAGTGCCTGTTACACCCCCATGGTCATGAGATGGTATTTGAGCAACCGTTAGCGTGTGCGTCTCAGCGCCGCCTGTGGCTCCTAGATTATCGCCGTTCACGCCGCCTGTTTGGCCGGTCAGTCGATTGGCGGAGGTGCCGCCCATATTGTCCTTGCCCGCCTTTGCGCGGCCCCGAACATCGGGCACATTAAATGTCGTTACACCGTCGCCAGAGCCATATTCCGTACCAATCGCCGCGAACAAATCTGCGTAATCGGCGCGGTTAATGGCTTGGCCGTAGCAAAGTAGGAAAGTGTCAGGAGCCACAGAACCTGCAAAGGCCAGCACAACTCCGATTGGCACACCCGCCTGCGCCACCGTCGCTGCATCCGTAGGCTGTGTTCCGTCCGCCATTCCGGTGATGCGAAAGCCGCCCATAGCAAGGCTTGTGCGCATGCCGCCAAGCCCATCCCGGTTCAGTGAGCCGGTGACAGCCGAAGCAATGTCCTGCATCGCCGGATTGTGCTGAGATACAAGGATAGTGTCGCCGGAACTGACTAAGGTTCCGGGCGGGAGGGAATATGATCCGTTGGAATCGCGGGGCAACTGTCGCTTTCCTCACTTTGGGGAAAGCGCGTGAAGTCGGTCAGCCGCGCTGGAATGTCAGGACATTAGCATAAGCCCAAGGGGGTAGCAATATTGAGTATGGTGAAGACAGTTGCGCCAAGGCAATAAGATCGGTACGATTACGCCATGCTGAATCAGCCTTATCTTTTGGTCCTATCGCTCCTTTGCGTCATCATCCTTGGCGGCTTCTTCCTATACCATCTCATCAATGAAAAGTTGGACATGTTGAAATATGACATGGACGATATGACCCGCGACTTGCACAAATTGAAAGTCGGCGAGCGGGATTAGCGCTCCTGCGTATATGGTGCGGTGCTGGCTGAAAGCTGAGCGATGATCTGCCGCGTAACGTCGCTATCGATCACAGTTGGGACATTCAAGGCCCCGCCATTCCGCGCTAACATCTCGGCTATTTGCGAATTCCGTTGGACCGCTCGATCCGCAATGGCACGTCCGGCCAAACCGGCCCCACCTATGCCGCCGCTTAACAGAGCGCCAGTGACGGGATCGCCGCCAGCCAAAAATGCCGCGCCCGGGGCTCCGGAAAGGAACATGCCGCCTGTTGTTCTGGGGGCGAACCGCCCAACCCATTCGGCAGCTTTTGTGGCAGGGGTGCCGCGAGAAACATTCTGAATGGCCTGTACAACAGCGGGATTGAAGCGCTCTTCACCCTTGATGATATCCCGGTCTAGCTTGCGGAACTCAGTTTTGAGGGCGTTCGAGGCCCCTGACTGTGAATATTGCGCCGACCTAGGGTCAGCTAAGTCGATCGACTTTCCTATTTGCTCCGCGCTGAGATATTTGCTCGCAGTTTTCCGTGCGCTAGCAAGTTCGGGGGCAAGCGGGATGGTTTCCTCATCGAACGCCTGGAGCATGAGCTTCGCAATACGACGCTCTTTACCCTCTGTCGCGCCCACCGCGTCGGCCAAAGTGTCGCGTACAACCTGAATATCTTTCGGCGTTATATCCCGACCGGAATAATCATCCAGCAGTCGCATAGCCTCGGCTGCGCGGGGGTAATCACCGGAAACGCGCCCTGTCGGCGTCACCAATGCATTGTTTCGCGCAATGTCCTGAACGCGGCCAGCCAAGCTCCCTGTTACGTTTGGCCCAGCGACTATTCCCCTGGATTCCGCATCTTGATAAAGGTCCGTAGCCTGCTGCCGTAGGTCCGCCCTAGATGGCACCGCCGCTTCAGCCGCACGGCGCGCATTTCTGGTGGCGGCACCAAAAAGCCCAGCGCCAGCCAATCCAGAACCGACTATCTCACCGCCCATTTCGGCTATAGGATTGTCAGGAAATACTTGGTTGGCCGTTGCCGCCCCGGCGCCGCCACCCCCTGCGACAAGCAGACCTGCAATTGACCGAGGAATGGTTGTAGCCGTGCCCGCAATGGGGATCGCTGAGCCGCCAACAGATTCACCAACGCGGCGGATGAACTGCTTGCCCGCGTCGTCTGTCTCGGGTGCAATCGTCCCTGCGTCCGTCAATATATTCTGCCACCACCCGCTACCAAGCACGGGTTCGGTAATCTGCCCCAGGTCAGTGTTCGCTAAGGCATTAATACCTTGAGGCACGAGGTTGAGCGCGGATGTGACAAGATCAACCGGCGCGCCAAGTGTATTGGCGATACCCTCATTAACGCCTGACAGCCCTTGGCTGACATAGGACTCCGTATATGGCTGCGATCCTCGAACGGCTGTGGACGCCGGGGAAAATTGGCCGCCTGTTTGGCGCGCGCTTACAATTTCCTCTGCATTTTCCAGAGAAGGAAGCCCCGCTGTCGTGGCAAAAGTGCGCAACTGATCTGCTGTTGCGCTTGGGTTAGCCGCCATGAAGGCATCATAGAGGCGCTGCTGGTCAACAGAGAGTGGGTTTCCTCCCTCGGCAGGAGGCTCTCCAAACAAATTGGACTGGGTTAGAGCATCGTCAATCAACCCAGATGCTGCACCCGCTTTAATCCGCGCGGCCTCCATCATCGTCTGAAGGCGGCGTGTCTTATCCTTCACCGTTCCCGGCTCATCTCCCGGCTGTGGGAAATATGATTTCCGGTAGGAGTCGATTTGTTCAGTCGTATAGGCCGCGCCAGTGCCAAGGGTGAGTGCAGCATCCAGGATATCGCGCTGCGCGTTTATAGTCCTCTGCCGGGCTTCATCTGTGGCATAGTTCCCCAGGAGGGTGCCGCCGATAGCCGCATCTTGCAGAGTTGGTGAACCAGCATTGCCGATGGCTGCGAGATCGCGCAAACCGCCAGCAACACGGGTGGCTAGGAACCCTGCTGTTCGTTCTGCCTCTGTGGTTTCGATCCCACCACGCGCTTCAGCTGCTTGGCGCTCGCGTACCGCTTTTTCATCGAGCCTACTCTCAGCGCGGTTCGCCCTTTCAGTTTCCGCAGCGGCCCGCGCTGCCGCTTCCTCAGCCCTGCGTTCAGCTGCCTCGGCCCGACTTTCAGAGGAATCCTTACGCTCTTCCTCGCGCGCCTTGTAAGGATCGCGGACAAGCCGCCCTTGCCGGGAAGCAGGAGCCTGTGTGGAAGGAATGCTGTCAAACCAGTCCTGAGCCATTATTGCTTGACCTTGATACGGCCATCAGGGGCCATGATCCGTGTGCCAGCGGGGAGCGCTGCGGCTTCCTCAGGCGAGTTCACCATTACCGGCGTCCCATGCTTCTGCTGCCATTGCAGGAACCCCGGCGCGCCCATGGACTGGATGAGTTGAGACGCACCGCCGAAATCCGCGAAGCCGCCTTGCGTGGGAGGTGTGGGGGCTTGCGCCCCCGGAACCCCAGATGTCGGATCACCTCCTCCCATAGCTGCGCTGAGGCCAGAGCGCGGCCCCACATATGTCCCGCCCGGCAATGGCGCGATGATTTCAGGATCGGTGCGGGAGCGGATAAGGCCCGTTGCGTCGTCACCCATGCCCATACCTTGCAGCCATTCGTAATTCTGCTGCAATTCCGTTGGCTGCTTGGGCTTCGGGTTCGCTCGTTCCCACATCTGCATCGCGAGCTTTTGAACTACAGGGTCCGAACTGCTTATACCGGAATTGATTGCGGGATTGACGCCGCCACCAGCCTGTGGAGAAAGCAACGCCGCAATCGACGCCTCACGTTCGCCCGCAAGCCGATCAGAGGCTTTGTTTGCCTCGCGCTCCCTCAATCCACCTGAAAGCCCCTGGGCAACGCGGGCGAGCCCCTGCGTCCAGTGCTGGACCGGTGAATAGTCGGCTCCTGCTGCCTGCATCTGGGCCGCAAGCTCACGTTCGCGGGCGATGTCATCCATCGTCATGCGTTGCCCGCCGCCGCCCCAAGTGAACGGCTCAGGCTGTTGAGGCTGCTGCTGCATCAGCATGTCAGACACGCCGTAGGGAAGGAGTCCGGCCATAGGCATCAGTGCACCACCCTTGCGTAATCGACCGCCTTTATTCCGTTGATCTCTGTCACCGCATCAGGGTTCATTTGCTCAACATCCTGGGCCATCACGCCGATATGCATCGGGCCGCCCCAGATATATCGATAGCTGAACACTGGAAGTCCATTATCGAGCGTGCCGACGCGGCTTATATCAGTTTTGACGCGCCGATCTGACATAACTGCCGTATTACCCGCAAGTGAGCCTGCGAGACCAAACAGACCGCCAAGCATGCCGCCCTGGTTCTGCAATTTCGCCTGATATTGCTGGTTAACCAGCCCAGTGTAGTCAACCCCCGCCACACCAGCTTGGGGCGCCCCAGGTGATGCACTTCCAGGGTTCTGCAATTGCGACCCTGACATAAGCGCTGTGATTTCGTTGATAGGCTGGTTGCGCGACGTAAGCGCTTCACTGAACGCCTGGCCTCTACCGGTCAACGCGAGCTGGTTCATTTGGTCGGTATTACCCTGCGTCATGCGCGTCATTTCGCGGTCATAGGCCGCCGTGCCGGGTCTAATACCTGAATTGATCAGCCGGGATTCCAGCGCTTGCCGGCCTTGCTCCTGCTGGGGGAGAATGCGAGACGAGGCAAGGTCATAAGCCCAATCGCCTGCGTCCTGATTATCGAACTGGAATGGCTCGTTCAGATAATCCCGCAACATGCCGGACTGCTCATTGGCGATCCCTGCAAGGTTGGTCTGGGCCGCCTGAGACTGATCGAATATGGCCTGCTGTTCAGGAGTGTAGCTGGTCGTTTGGGTGAATTTGGGGATAGACACCCATTTTCCATTACTGTCCATGAAGCCGGTTGTTCCGGTCTGATCGTAATTGACTGAACCCCAAGGATTAACCTGGTCGGTCATGTTGACCAACTGCTGTGTAATCGCCGTGTCTTTGTTCATTTCGCCCTGTGCTTGGGCGGTAGCTACGGGATCTGGGGCCTTAGGCGTTTTCACATCATGCTTCCGTTTTATCATGGAAGCGCGTGAAGGTCTTCAGCCGCACTCGGTCGCGGCAACTCTAGCAAATCTGTATTCTTTCCGCAATATGCCTACTACGGTGCCATCGCGGCCAGCGCCAAATTGATTTCTAAGAACACCCTCGACTTGGCCGCCCAATCTACAAGCCAGTTTTATCACATCTTCTTGTTCAGTGGTTGCTGTCATTCTTTCGCATCCAAGCTGATCGAACACATAAGTTCCGACAGCCTTGAGAAAATCACGGGTCCACCCTTTGCCTGCAACACTAACGTGGATTGAAACGCCCTCGAATACATTGAAGATCGCGCCCGCGATGATTTCCCCATCCTTCTCGATACCTAAGGCTGTGTAAGGCGGGCACAGGCCGAAGTTCAGTTTTTCGGAGACAAAGCGGGCAACACGATCATCAGCGACAATCATCTAAGTCACCAGTTCCGCAGTCGTATACAGCATTTCCATGTCGATCAGTTCAGCATCAAGAGGCGCGACACTTCCGCTCGTAACCTGATAGCAAAGGCTCAAGCTATAGCCGACACCGCCGATCGATCTCCACGCTTGGCTGATAACAGTGGGCGACGGAGAGCCCCAAGTGCTTTGCCCCCATATGCCAGCATCCCAGACATTGGGCGACGATAGAGCAGTTGCGTTCGGAGCTGATGGCGCATTCCGATTAAAATCCACCATCATATTTATGCTGTCATTCAGGGACGCGCTGGCAAGCCCGCGCGCACGCGCCATCTTCCCGATCTTGGCTGACCCCACGCTGCCTAAGTCCTCAAACAGGGGCATAACGATACCGGTGTATGTGTCGCCATCATCATTCCCGGCGACGTTCGCCGTATAAACCCGGCCTTCTGGTGAACCAAAATACAGTCGCCCTCGGAAGACCTCCATTGCCAAGGCATGCCATCCTGTGAAGCGTGCCCAGGCCCCGGTATCCGTGTTCGATATGAACAACACCGGGGATGTTGATCCTATTAAGTCAGGCGGGGACACAACGGCCATTTTTGCTTCCGGCCATATCTCGCAAATCCAGTTGCTGTCCCCCCGATCAGTTAGGGCCGTACTCCACGCATCGGAAATCTTATACGAGACGCTCGCCACATTCAGCGCTGTCACGTCGAGCGAAATAGCCTTGGATAGCGGAACAAGCCCAACGCTCGTCGCAATCGCCAAATCGCCGCCGCCGCGAATGAACGCGCGGTTGCCTAATGGCTTGCCAATCCGATAAATGCCAGCCTGATTCCAAGTCGATGCCTCTTGAGGGTCGGCGCCCTGATAGACAGCCACCTCTCCAAGGGAGGAAACGAAAATGCATTGCGCGGATAACCCCTCGGCTCCACCGGCATCCAATGACCATGACGCACCAAAGAGCAATGAGCCACCAATGGTGAACACGCCACCGAGCGGGAAAACGTCAGTCGCGCCGCCCACTGCATCCAGCGCAGTCATGAACCATGCATTCATGCTGTCCTTCTGGGCGAACCAGAGGCGATTTTTGTAGACCCAGACAAAGGACATGTCAGCACTGGTCAAACCCGCGCCGAACGTCGCGCCGGGTATCGTGAGCGCCTCAACCCCAACGGCGTCCGCGCTGCCCCCATCACCATCAGTCAGGGTCTCGTTGTCCTGGAATGGGCCACCTACAATGTCATAAATCAACAGATAGCCCGTTCCAGAGCCTTGATCGACGACGCGCCAGACCGTGGCCGTGGCTCCAGACGTTCCGCCTGTTACCGTGTCGCCTTCAGTGAACGAAACCGTCTCCGCATCATAATTAAGACGCGACACGCCACCCTGGACATAAGGGTAGAAATCCTCGCCATCGAATATAAAGCCGGTGTCAACGCCATTGACACCGATCAAATAGACACCGCCAGTCGTGGCGAATTGCGTAACGATCCAGTCACCGCCATTGAATCCACCCATGACATCAAGGCCACTGGTGGATGACCAGCCAAAGAAATCGCCTGTCTCGGTTTCTATCGTATCCCCATCCTCAGTCACAATCTCTGCGCCAAATGGGAATGGCACTGTGGTCAGGTCGTAAATCTTGGATTCATTGGCGGCGAAAAGTCGCTCATTTAGGCCGTTGCGGTAGGAAAACAGAGCTGTGACCGGAAGAGTTTCGTCTTCCAATGTCGCGTAACGCTGCTTGCCCCGGCGAAGAACAACGCTTGTTGCCTTGGGATAGAAATTATCGAGGATTTCAGCGCCAGGGCCGTCGAGTGATTTAGGATCGGAAAGCGCCCGGTTGGCTATCCAGCCAGCGATAGGCGCAATCCATTTCTTCGACTGCGATGTTCTGGGCTTAGGGCGCGTGGCGCGGCGCGCATACATCAGGCCGGACCCAATGCCCGAGGCCACGCCGCGCGCGTGCCGGGAAAATATCGCCGCGCATTGCTGCGCTGAATGCGGCTCCCACCATCCTTCGCCGCATATTCATCAAGCGCTTTGATAAAGGCTTCCTGATCTCCGGAGGCATCCAACTTCTTGTTTTCCCTCCAGCGCCATACCAGCGCGAGGATCAGTAGGCGTTCAGGCAATAGAAAACTGTCTGTGTCAGCCGTAAACGCGGCCTTGGGTTGATCGGCATCATCCAGCGCCCAATTCTTGGTGATATAGGGGAATGTCGCGGTTGCGCCTGTGGCCGGTGCCGGAGAAAACTGCATCTCCCCACCATAGATGATCCACCCGCCAGGCTGCGCTATGAACCCGCGTGCCTGGTCGAACAGAAACTGGTTGATGTTGGGATAGCGGAAATAGCCCCATGCCCAGCTTTCCAGATCCTGCACATCAGAGTCCTGGAGCATTCGATCATAATCGGTTGGGAGCGGAAAACTGTCTACCGTGCCATTGCCGTTCAATGTGTGCGTGCGGCCCAAGTCTTGCCAGTCGCGGTATTTCGCCACATCCTCCGCCACCTCATTGATGAGGTCGCATATTTCCGCCTCGTACTGACCAGACGCGCCAAAAAACGTGCCGGGCTTGCGCCCTATCAGCTTGATTGAAGCGGATTGCATGGCGGCGAGAATGGCCACAACTGGGCTCCTTTAAGCTGCCAAGAGTTCCTCAAGTGAGGATACCAGCGTTGCTCGGCTTGGGTTTCCGCGAGGACGAGTCCCTGTAATCTTGGCGATTTCGCCCTTCAGCTCGTCTTCGCTCATGTCGGCAAAGGCATCATCAGCGGCCTTCACAACCGCTTCGATCTCTTCCGGCTTCATGTCTTGGACGGGAGGAAGCGTAGAAACCGCCTGCGCCGCCTTCAGCTTCTCAATCTCCGCCTTCAGTGCTTCGATCTCGCTCAATGCGTTGGTGGCCGTCATGCGGCTTGCCATGAAGGCGCGGGCCGCATCCTTGAGCTTGTTGGCGTTCATGCCAAGGGACTTGAGTTGCTGTCCTTCAAGGTGATGAAGCGCCTCAATGCTGTAAATGCGGAGAGCCTTGCAAAGAGAAACCTGCTCAGGGGTAACTCCATGGGGGCGGAGCATTTCCAGCGGCGTGCCCATAGCTTCCTGAGGACTACCCTCCTTGAAGGCGCGGAATTGGTCCGCCCAGCGCTGCGCATAGGTGATAACCTGATTGCCTTCGCGGCGGTACATGGCATCGACGGGGAAGGTCGGAGAATAGTTCTTGGAGCCAGCAAACCGGACCTCAACAACCTCCTTGGTTTCCAAAACGAGATGGCCTGCTGCCTCTGACTTCGGCACATTCTCCAGCTCGATATACTTGAAAACAGGGGTGATGGTGATTTCACGGGGGTCGATTTCTACAACGCGGGTCATGTGCTTGCTCCGGAGGGATAAGGGAAAGGAAAGGGCGGGACCGTTAAGCCCCGCCCATCAGTCATCAGGGCGCGGTGCCCTTGGCCGCCCAGAAGCGATCCCCGGCCAGAATGTCCGTGCCGTAGACCGTGGTGGGAGGCGCATACCAGCCACCCGCGCCAGTAGCAGCGGTCACATTGTCCTCGCCGGTAACAGTGATGGATACCTGCGTGCCAGGAGCCGCGGCATCGGCAATCGTGCCGGATGCTTCGACCCACATACGCAGACGTCCGTCATCGCCAAAGCAGGTATCGCCAAGTTGAGGGCTACCGACCTGACCAGCGCCAGCCGCGCCACGGCCAGGGCCTTCATACCAAACATCGTCAGCGGTCACGACCTGTTCGATGTTCGGTCCAAGGCTGGGATTGGTGCGAAATACCATGTTCCTTACTCCTTAAGCCGTAATGATGCGGTACGAAAATAACGGGTTTTCCAACACAAGCTGGCCGCTCCAGACGATACCTTGGGCCACAGCGTCCTGATTGATCGGGCGCATGCCGTTGCCGGGGTGGAACGGTACGAACTGCTGTCCCGGAAACTCCCAGATAGACAGGCCGTCCGTATCGATGCCAAACACCGTGCTTGCAGGCATGACGTTGCCGATACCGCCCGCTGCGAGGATATCCACCGGCCCTGCTGGCGTGATATAGGACAGTCCGGAGAACCCGAGCTTGCCCAGACGTTCGGAAACAATGCGTTGATGGGCCACAAATGAGGCGTCGATAGCCTCATAAGACAGCGCATCGGCAATCAGCAGATCCGCATACCGACCGTTCCGCGAGCGGGCCAGCGCAATGCGATTGATGATCTGGCGAACGGTTGTGCTGTCCCAGGTGGTGAAACCGGAGACATCGCCTGCGGGAATGTCGAACGTGCTTGTCCGCCAATTAGTGACGGTGCCACGGTCAATACCGCCGTAAATGCCGGTGTTCGGGAGAATGGGAACGGCGCCCCCAAGGCCGATCATCTGACGTCCGCCATCCGCCGTGCCATCGCCAACAAGAGCTGTTTCCCAGCTTTCCTTGACCGACTTTTCAGCGGAATCGATGTAGAATTCCATCAGGTCGATAACTTCTTCTTCACCCTGATTGTACATCAGTTCCGTGCCGTTCAGCGAGAACATGCCGACGACGCGGGACCAGTTGAACACAGCGGAATTCAGCAGTTCCTTGGGCGTGATCTCCAGCTTGTCATAGCCGGTGAACCACTGAGCCGACAGCTTATCGAACTCTACCGGGATGCGAAGCTCCGGGCCGCCCGCACGCTTGACCTTAATCCGGCCACGATCCCGAAGGATGGCGGTCAGAGGTGTCGCGTTATAGACAATATCCTGAACCATGCGCGAGCGGCGCGCCACCGAGGCAGTGAGAATCTGCCCGTAATTGCGATCTGGATTGATAGGCATTCATGAAACTCCCCGTGGGACAGCTCTAAGACCGCTTCACTCGTTTCAGCTCGTCTTGCAGCAAGTCGCGGATTGAACCTCCGCGTTCGGGTTCCATGTCTGGTGATACAGCTCCCGGCGCGGACTTGATGGATTTGCTGCCGCTGAGGCTATCGTCAGCGCGGCGGGGATTGGCAGGGCCTTCGTCGGCGGGCTGGTCAACATGCGAAGGCGGATTGATCCGCACAGCCATATCATAAGCAGCCTCAAGCCGATCTAATGGGCTCAAGCTAGGCGATATCTTACCCGATTGCAGGAAAAACGCAATATCGTCCTGCAACTCGTCGTAACGCGGGTGGTCGACCTTGAACGGTTCGATGATCTGCGCGGCGACCTGCTGCTCCTGCATCTGCGCCAGTTGCTGCTCAAGCTGCTGAACACGCGGGTCAGTCTGGGGTTGTTGTGGCTGCTGCTGCCCTTGAGCCACCATCTGCTGATAACCTTGCGGCCCCTGCTGGACGATGTATTGGGCCACTTCAAACAGAGATACCGGCTGTCCATCAGCTTTACGCGGTCCTACCTCCATGAGGATCTTGTTCAGGCCGGCGATGGGGTTTTTCTGAAGCTCGGTTTCGATCTCATGCACCTTCATGAGGCTTTCGCGCAGCTCGCGGCCATTGCTCTTGGCTAGTTCGTCGAAGTCCCTGATCGTCTCATAGCGCTGGTTGGCCACCTGATAGCGCTGCTCTTTTTCCTCGAATTCCCGCGTCATGTTCTCGATGTCACGCCTGACCGGACGTGGCACATTGCGCCACACATCCTTGCTGTCCGGAAGGAAGTTCTTGGGTGGCTCTGGATGCTTTACGGGCTCGCCAGGCTTGGCTTCATCGGCGGTAGCCTTCTGGGCTTCCTCACCCTGCTTTGGCGTGAATTTCCCGGTTTCATCACGCGCCTTCGGATCATCCTTATCAGCCGGCTTCTCATCGGGTTTAACCTCCGGTTTCTTGGCCGCCTCTGTGTCGGTCTTTTCCTCCGTCGCGCCTTCGTCCTTCTTGGGCTCTTCGACAGCCTTGGCGTCCTCCTTAACCACCGCAGAGATGGTATCACGTAGGCTCGGTTCCTTCGCCTCTGTCTCAAGCGTGCGGGGTGCGCCGCCGCCACTGGCCTCAGTGCCCAGCTGGGTATCCAGCATGGTCGAAGAGGTTTCCGGCGTCATTGTTTCCGAAGCAAAATCGCTCATGGTTCGATACTCGTTGGTGTGGGAGGGACGCGCCCGTATTTCACGTCCTGGATGGCGGCCTTGATGTCGTCACGCCGCTGCTGGCGGTCGATCTTCTGCTCAACATGTGGCAGGCTTTCATTGCCAAGCTCGATATACCGCTCGCCTTGAGGATTGCCGTCCGGTCGCAGGGTGCGACGATAGGAGGCCATGCTGTCATGCATCCGGCCATCCATGCCAAAACACGGATCAATGCTGTCACGTCGGATCATGGGACATGGGAAGTCCGAACGTGCCGGAACCTCAGGTGGAGTTGTCTTGCGAAGGCATTTGCGCCCATCATCAAAAACAAACCACACCTCGTCCGCCCGGAACAATGATGGCTCTATGCGGACGAGGTTAGCCATGGTTACTCAGCCTGCATCAAGCCAGCAGCGACCAATGCGGCGGCGATGTCGGCGGCCACCTCGGAATAGACGGCGGGGGCGGCAACGGCCGTCACCAGATCGGACGCGGCCAACGCAGACAGTTCGGTTTCCACTGCAACAAGCGCTGCGATTTCGGTTCCATCTGCGAGCTTCGACGTTGCAATGGCAGCATCAGCAGCAATATCAGCGTCCTCAATCGAGCCAGGCTCAACCGGTAGATTGTCATCAATCTGTGCAGCGACTTCCTTCGCCAGTTCCGGCACCATTGCCAGGGCAATCAGTCTTTGTGCATTAGCAGCCATTTCAATTCTCCTTCAATACCAACCGTAATAAGTTCCAGTCGTGCTCGTGGCATTGATACGAACACCCCTGAATGTAATGACCTGACCAGCAGTCATTGTGTACGGAAGCACAGTCCCCGCTGCGTCAACAATTTGGGCTGTCCCCGCTTCCTGGCAATAAATAGCCCTTGGAATAATCGCGAAATCATCTTCATCATCCGGAACAACTGCAAAATGAGTTGTCGCCGGATTTGTCTTATTCATTTGCGTTGTGAATGTATCAGCCATTATCGGCCTCCATCTCTGCTGATCGTTCCGAGAATTCCTGCTGCCGGTCAGCGCGTTCCTCGCCGCGCTCGCGGAAGCCGCGTTCGGTCTGCGCACCTTCCACAGCCATCTGCTGGTCTACCTGTCGCGCCTGCTGGTCGGACGAGGTGCGGTATTCCTCAAGGTTCTGGCGCCGCTCATCCAACCCGATACTGGAGAGGATTTTCGCGGTTTCGGCCTGCATCTTGTTGATCTTGGCGTCGGTTTCCTCGGCTTTCGTCGCCATGTCCGCCAGTTGCAGTTGCAGCTTCTGGTTTTCCTGCTGCAATTTCGCCTGATCGTTCTGGGACTTGGCCTGCAATTCCGCGAACTTGCGCTGGTTCTCAGCCTGATCCAGCGCGGCTTTCGCTTGGACCCCAGCCATGGCGGCTTGAGCCTTCATCTGTTCAGCCTCGGCTAGCTTGTTGTTAGCCTCGACCAGTTCAGCGGATTCTCCGCCACCAGCAGCAGCGCGAGCGGCCTCAGCCATTTGTGGCGCTGCATCAATGAACTCGTCGATCACGCCGTTCATCTGCCTGCCGACACGGTACGGCGCGAGGACGAACTTCATCATTTCGCCAGCTAGCTTTGCGCCTTCTTCGCCCATAGCCGCCATCTGCATCAGCGCTTGGCTAGCCTGGGTGAAAGCCCCCATGAATTCGTTGCGGGATTGCTTCTCCTGCATCTCATCGGTCAGGATCGTGCTGTCGGTTTCAATCTCGAAAGCAAAACTGCGGGCACGGTCATCGCGGAGCAGCGTCATTACGTCCTCAATAGGGACTTGCGCCTCTGCATCGGCCAACATCGGAGCATATTTCGCAAGGATTTGCTGTTGAGCCTGTTGGAACGCCTGCTGTGCCTGTGCCTGCATCTGGGCCGGATCGCCCTCTTGACCCTGCTGCATAGCCTGTGTGGCAGCTTCCTTGGCCTTGTTCGCCAAAGCTTCCAGTTCGCCCTTGGCCGCCTTCTCGATTTCCTTGATGCGCTTCTCGATATCCGCTTTGGTCGGAATCTCCATCTGCGCCATTTCAAGCAGCGTTTCTTTGCTGAACTTCTCGGCAATAATCTCGGCCGCGATCTTCACAGCATCAGCGGCAACACGTTGAAGCTCATCAATCTTACAGCGGACGCGAACCGAACCGTACTGACTCTTGAGTTGCTGGGCACCCAAGGTTTCCTCAGCCTCAGTTGCGCCGCGCATAATGTCCGAAATACCGGATAGCTGGTAGAAGTCGTCGATCAGCTGCGCACGTGCCTGGATCAACCCCTGAATGGCCGTAGCCACCTCGGCAAGAGGCATCCACTGAACGAAGTTGGTCGTGCCGCCTGCGATCAGCGCAGCCCCAGGGACAGGGATCAGGATTTCGTCGTCGTCCGCCTTCATCAGGGTTTCAACAGCATCTCCAATATCGCCACCAGCAGGGATCAACCCTTTCAGCTTCACCTTCTCCAACAACAGATAGATACGGCCCGTAAGCACGCTGATCTTGTTGAAGTGGATGGCATACCGTTCCCAATCAGGAACTGGCACGAGAGACCGGCGCCGCAATGTGCCATAGGCTGGGCGGGGACAGGGGAAGAAGCCCGATAACTTCAGTTCCGGCTCGTCGCTGTCCAGCAGGACATCAACGCCCTCAGTGACCCAATAAACCTTGTTGTCAGCCTTGTGCCAGACTTCCCAAACACCAGCCTTGCGGGTCTGGGATTGCTGGTCTTCGCCATGCTCATCGTCCCGCTTGGTCATGAACTTGGCGTCTTTGTACGCATCCCCGCTGAACTTGCGGAAACGCTTGCGCATCTCGCGCTTCGTCATCCAGGCTTGGCGTGCAACCCAACCAGCCTCAGCCCATTTGCGGGCGGGCTCATGGCGAAAATCAGTGCGGTCAAGATGCTCAACACAGACATTTTGCCCATCGTCGGTATCATAGCGCACCCATGGCACGCCGCGTCCGGCGAATATCAGGTCGTCCCTGACCTCAATCATGACATCATCAATGCCAGTGCGGGTGAAGGTCGATATGGCCGCGCGCTCAAGCAGTTCTGCGGTTGTGTTCTGAAGCGGCTTGTTATCGGAAAACAGCGGCTTGACTGCGGGCACTGGAGGGCGCGCGTAAACCGCTGGCTTCAGGATTTCATAGGATGCCCAAAACAGGTCTAGCTTGGTGTCCTGCCAGCCATAGCTATCGAGTTCACCTCGGATGCCGCCATAACCGGTGCCATGCAGGCTGTAGATATCGTCAATATCATGGCATGTCGCCTGCCACTCCTCAAACTCACGCTCCGACTTCTTGAGCGCGGAAAGGATGGCGGCGGATGATTTGGGCTCAGGGCCCACGAATGGCTCGTCTTCGTCTTCGGCCCTCATGTCATTAGGCCTTTGAAATATTCTTCGATTCTATCGATCGCTATCCTTGCGTAAATTTCGTCCGCCAATTTCTGTTCAGCGGAAAACGCGTTCTCGCCGCAAATAACTGTTGCGGGAGGGGCAATTTCATTTTGCCAGTTATCTGGGAGCGTGACGTTAAGACGGCGGGATGACGCAAGGACTACGTTATGGAAAGGGCTCATCGCCGCCCCCGCATCTTGAGCGGCGCAGCAATCACGCCATCACTAACCACAGTCGTTACACGCGGCCGCGTCTCGTCCTTCGGTGCATCACCCATGCCCATACGGTCCATCAGCTGGCCGCAGAGACCTAAGGCATCCGCCTGGTCATCATGGACGCCCACGGGAAAGCTCATCATTTCTGAGATAAGATCGGACAGCCACGGAGCCTCACGAGGCACATGAAGGCCCTGCATCGCCATACGGCCACGAATAGACTGTGCCCGAACCGCCTTGTCACCACGCGTCGGGAACTGCTCGCGAACGGTGTAGGAGCCGGTCTCCAGCATGCGCTTGACGAGGAACGGACCTACGCCGGACTTGATCTGGCCGGTTTCTTCAGCCCAACCGATCGGCTTCCACTTGCGGACGAGCTGGCAGAAGGCATCTACCCATACATCAGAGGAGGCTTGGGCGCGCCACAAGTCGAGGAGATACATGCGCCCTGTATGATCTACGCCAACAACAGCATGGACGGTGTAGTCACCACCATCGGCCGTCACGGCATAGTCAGATCCGCCATAGATCGTCATCGTCTCGCGCGGCGGGATCACATCGACGGGGATGATCCATTCGCGCTTGAAATAGTCGCCAGTGTCTGGCGCCGGTCGCTGCTGGTAGAGCGCAGACCATGTACGCGGAATCCGCTCGAAAACTTTCCAGTGATCCTCCGTGAACCATTCTGGCCAGATGTACTCGCCAATGGCGCGGCCAAGAGGATCATCATGACGCTCGCACTTCGCCGGGATGCAGATAACCTCCCACGTCTCGCCATCGCGGCATTCGATCATACCGCTTTGGCCTGCCCAATTTTCAGGCAGGATGGACCCGGCTAGATCGCCCTCATTCCAACGAGTCTGCGTGATCATAACCGAACCGCCCGGCTTAAGGCGTGTCAGGATATCGTCTTGATAAGCCTCAACTGTGCGCTTGCGGGTGACTTCGGAATCAGCCTCCTGCCTGCCCTTGATCGGGTCATCAATCGGGATGAAGTCCGCGCGGTTGCCGGTGATCCCGGACAGGATACCGCCGCCCATATATTCGGAACCGTTGGCGAGGGCCCATTCATCCGCCGCCGTGCTGTCGGCACTCAGGGACGTGCTGAACAACTTTTCGAAAGCCCGCTGCTTGACGACTGAGCGCATGCGCCGGCCAAACTTGCGGGCAAGGTCAGATCCGTAGCTTACGCCAATAACCTTGAAGCCGGGACGTTTGCCCATCGCCCATGTAGGGCTGACCACAGTGGCGTAAGTTGATTTGGCGCTGCCTGGGGGAAGAAACAGCATCGTCCGCCCACGATGCCGCTCAATGCAGCGCTGGGTAGCGTTCAGGATAATCTCGTGGTGCTGGGCTAAAACCGTCTCTACCGGCGCAAATTCCTCTGTATCATCATCTTCCGTCAGAGGAGCCCCTGGCACTTCGATGTAGCGAGCATAGTCAACGAGATTAGAGCGGGCGTTGCGGCGGCGAAGAAGCTCTGCTGCGGCGATCTGTGGTGTAATGGCCTGATACAGCATTACTTTTTGCCCAACGCTATGGAGGCGAGAACCTCATCACTGACATCTAAGGCATGTTGGATCGGGGCACCATCAACGCCGCTATGCTCGACACTCTGGCTGGGCTTTCCATATGCGCGGTCAAGGATAGCGTTGGCAGCAGACACGCGAGCCGCCTCACTCTCCCCGCTCTCCATAACCTCAACGAGAGCCTTGACAGCCTTAACCGAATACTGCTGTGCGATCGCCTTAATTTCGCGAGTGGCCTTGTTCGGAACACCCTTAACTCGGCCCCCACGGCGCTCGCCCGGCTTTGATCCGCGTGTCGCTTTTGCTACTTTTGCTTTTTGCGCCGTTGGCATGGTGGGCAACCAATTAGCGCATATTTCAAGGCACGGGCACGGTACATTAATTCACGATGCCCATCTTCTCCAAATCCTTCATGATCCTGCGCGCTTGTCGGTAATCATACAAGCCGCAACGACGCGCGAGGCTAGCAAGCGAAACTGTTTCGCCGTTGGCCATACTGGCTACGATCTCTTGGAATACCTGCCTGCGCCTATGTGTCATCAATCCGGGTTTGCGACCCCTGCGGCTCTTTGCCATTGTGCGACCCCTGTTGTTTGTCAGTGTGGTGTCTTTGTGTAGTCGATTGGCTTACAGGCGATGCGCCGCCGCAATATGTAGAGGCTCCACCCGTAGCGGCACCATGTAAACCTGAGCCACCAGGGGTCTATCCTGACGGTCCGCCCCAATCTATCCTTATGGGAAGCGATCATCTATTCCCCCTTAGCAATCTGATAGCTGATGATATCCCCAGGTGACTGATACCCTGGTTTCCACGGCTTCCACCGAAACTTGTTCGGGTTCACCCTTCGAACGATCCATTCGTTGCGGTATTTCAGGTCACACATGGGAGCATTGTCCTGGGTGGCGAAGGGGTTGAAGCCGGGGTTAGGGGGCATGGTCATCTCCCCGGTCAAAATCGAAATAGGTGTCATCCTCACCAATCGGGGGTGCCTCATCGATCCACTCTGGAGTGTCGCGCTTCACCTCGGACAAGGGGCGCAACAGCGGGTTCGATTCCCAGTCACCTCCTGCCGGTAGAGCCCCAGCGGCACCGGCAGGGTATATAGATTTATCTATATAGGGGTTCGTGCAGTGCAGGGTCGGTGCAATGTTTTCAATGACTTGGGAGTGGGGTTTGTGCGGGTCGGTGCAGGGGGTTCGTGCAGGGTTGGTGCACGGTTTTCCGCCATTTTCTAAGGGGGGTTCGTGCAGATTATTTTGAGTGTTGGTGGCGATAATTCCATGCTTCATCACCCGATTTGGCCCTCTCCAGAGTGGGGCGTCGAGTTCAATTTTGCCCAAACTGATGAGGCGTTCCATGGCCCCCCGGAAGGCGCTCTCACCCGCCCCTTTTGCCTCTGGCATATGGGCGAATATGCGGGGGGCATAGTTGATGCCATTGACGTGACTGACCGCGCGCTTCGTCACTGCGGCCTTTGCCAGGCACCTGAGGAACAGGTCGTTTTCAAGTGATGCCTGGGCGATGCCATCGACGTTGAAGCGGCTCTCTTCCGGGATGGATTCAGGCAGAACAAAAGCCCCCTTGAACCATATGAAATTGAGGTCGCCGCCACGCTGGGCATAGTTGGATTTTTCGCGGCGCATGACACGTGCATCGGGGTCTGTGGCGACGCCTTCGTCGTTGACCGGGATCTCCATGAACAGGCGTGAGCGGACCTGATTTTCCCAGGCCGTCGATCCGGAATAACTGTCTCCGGCCTTGTTGGGGTGGCCGACAATGACAACCGCGCCATTGATATGAAGCGCGAGACGGTTGCACAGGTTGATGAAACCGGCGACCTGGTGCCGGTCGTTCTCGTTCCCGGAATAGGTGTGGGCGGTATTATCGAGGACGACGAATCCAGCGCCCGATGCCTCGCATGCCGCAACAATCTGTTCGTAGCGCGGCCCGATGAACATGCGGCCTTCACGGTCGAAGGTGGCAAGCTCGTTGTTCATTTCGCCCTGCAGGGACAGCAGGAAAAGCTTGCCGCTGAGATCTTCAAGGCTGACGCCCAGACTATCACATATCGCCTTCTGGCGGCGGTGGAGTTCGTCCGCGTCGTCTTCGCAGGTGATGTAGATTGCAACCGTCTGCGTCGTCTCTATGCCCAGGAACGGCAGGCCAAGCGCAACGCAGGTGCATTGTTGCTGCGAGACAAGAGACTTGCCCGCTGCGCCCTTGCCGGTCAGGAGGGTGGCCTGGCGGTCAGGAATATAGTCCTTGACCTTCCAAGATCGCTCCGGGGGCTCTGTGTTGAGCCATGCAGCAGGGTCGATTAGCGCCAGCGGCGGGGCAGGTTCGCGCGGCTCCTCAATGAAGCGAGAGGCCTCTGCTTCCGCCATCCATGCGGGCGGACCGTCCAGTTCAAGATCGTCTTCAATATTACGCGGCACGGGAACGCATCCCCTTCACTTCAATTTCAGGGATGCGCGGCGGGCGCGTCAGTTCGAGGCGGAGCGCGCGGGCAAGCGTCGGACTGGAAACTTCCAGAGTCCGGACGTGGCGCACTTCGGCGCGGGCCTCATCAGTCCATTGCACCACGCAACAGCCATCGCAGCCGCTGCGCAGCCAGTCCAATGGTGTGGCATGCATTCGCAGGCGCTGGTCCGAGGCATCCCATCCCTGTACCGCGTCGGTGATCGCTTCCGCCCCAAGCGCAAAACCGTGGCCGGTCTTCAGATACCAGCCATTGGGGTCGAGCGGGTCGAAGGCGATAAGGTCGATGGTCTGCCCATCTTCAATGAGCGGCACTACGAGCATCGGCTTTCCACTCTCCTCCTGCTGCCAGAAATCTTTGTTGAGGACTTCCGTGGAGACGGTGCCGATCATGTTATCTGTCAGGAGTGCCGGCGCGTTTAGGCCGAGCCCGCGCAAGAGGTTCATCTGGCGCAATTGCAGACGCTGACTCGCGGCCTGCATTTCGATGTTGAGCGGGTTCTTGACCTCGCGCGCCCAAGCAAGCGCGTCCTGTCGATCGAACAGGTCCGCCGTCATAAACCCCTCCGGTCAATGAAGGGCGCTCCATGCCGCCGCAGAAACTCCAGCGCGCTCGTCTCCTGCCGGAAGACGCCACAGAGATGACCTTGGCGGGTGTATAGGTTAAGCCGGTCCCGCTGGTTGGCGTCCGGCATTTTGGTGCCGTCCTTCCACTCCAGAAAGGCGACACCGCCGCAGTGCCAGGTGCAGAACAAATCCAGCGCGCCGGCCACCATACCTTCGCGCTTGGCTTTGCGCGCCGCCCACTGGCTGCGTTTTGCGGCATTGGGGATGGCTACGATGTCCACAGCCGGGCAGATAATGCGCGCATCCCGGATGAACGCCGATTGCCGCGTCACCTCGTCGCGCGGGTCCGCGTCCTTGGGATCGATCCACCAATCTAGATCGGCGGCGTCTTCAATCAGGAGGGATGCGAGCGCGTCCATCAGATCAGCCGCTCCCGGCGTTCGCGTTCGGCAGTCAGCTCAATCTCGATTTCCTTCGGGCGCACGCGGTACATGCGCGCCAGGCCATCCACCGTCAGATGATCGATCGACCGGGCGCAGGTCAGCATCATCTTGAGCTGGGCCTTCGCCGCGGCCGCTGTTATCGTTTTCGTGTCGGCATGGCGCATGCGCATCAGCATGCCCCCACTTGGTATTGCCGCAGCTTCTCCAGCATGCGCCGGGAAGACAGCGCCGCATCAAAGCATCGGCGCTCATATTCGAGCGTGGCGTAATCCTCGCAGTCGCGGACGAACTGACCCCGCGCCCGGCCTTTGCCTGTGTTGGCATTGCCTGAAGCAGTCTTTCGGACCGCGGCAACATTTGCTGCCGTCACACCCTCATGCGGCGCGGCAACATAGCGGGCTATGCGTTCGTCGCTGAGATAGTTGAGGCGGCATAATGTCGCGATCTTGGCGCGGGTGTCAGCGTGCATATCTCAGGCCGCCCTGCTCGCCGCATAGTCACCCAGCCAGCCCCACGATTGGCATTTACAAATTCGCCAAACCTGTGACTTTGACACTCCTGTAGCCGACATAATTTTGCCATAACTCAGGCCGTCAGAGCGCATCTTGCGGATTGCCCGGACATCATCCTGCGACAAGCGTGCGTTCGGGTTCTCTTCCCCCTTGGGGCGCGCATCAGCCCTGCCTTTAGCGTCCCTATCCGCATTGTTTTCAGCTTGAGTTCCAAGCCTTAAGTGGGCTGGGTTGCAGCATTTTCGGTTGTCGCACATGTGCATTACGACATAACCATGATAGCCTGGTCCATCCGGGATATGTCCATTGGCCAGCGTGTATGCATGTCGGTGCGCGCCTACAGACCTTCCCCGAACCCACAAACTCCCATATCCACTGCGGACAATGGCCCGTTGCCAAGGCCAGCAGCCATCAGGGCCGCTAGACTGGTCAACATTATCCCAGAACTGATCTGCAATATCCGTCATGCCGCGATGCTCCGCATAGCCGCTTGGCCAAGAGGCAAATCAGAAAGCATGCCGAGTGCTATCATGTAGGTTTCGAGCAGCGCTTCTCGCTCCTGCCTGGCGTTGGCCTCCATCTTGCGCAGACGGATGATCTCGCGCATGGTCTTGGTGTCATAACCTTGGCTTTTAGCTTCAGCATAGACGTCCTTGATGTCGTCGGCGATGCCCTTTTTTCATCCTCAAGGCGCTCAATGCGTTCGACGAACAGGCGCAACTGGTCGGCTGCTACGTTCTCGCTCATAGGTTCTTTCTCCTGTGAATTGTGCCCGACGCCGATCGGCAGGTAACATTCAGGAGGCGGGAGATCGGCGCGGTCCGCTTCCAAAATGAGTTTCGCTTCTGTGAGGCTGATTCCAGCCAGCCCGGCGGCGGCCTCCATGGTCGCCCCATCCCGCACGGCGATACGGAATTCGCGGAGTTGCCTGGAGCCGCCCCCGTTCATGCCCGCCGCCTCCGCTGCGCTTCCCTGCGATTGCGGGTCTTGCGGTTGAGGGTTTCCTGGCACATGCGGGCAAGGATGTTACGGGCGTCCATGTCGGGGGTGAGGAGGAGTTCGGGCTGGGTCATGCTGCGGCCTTCCAATCAAGGAAGCCGAGTGTTGGCTGGCCTTCGTGCCCGTGCTCAAAGACGAACCAGGCAAAAGCGATCACGCCATGTCCGTCGCCTTCCTCCTGCAGCTTGCCGCGCTGCATCGGCACACGACGGGACATCACCCACACGCGGGCAAGTGGAACTTGCTTGAACCATTTCCCGCGCTCTACGCCTTCCAGAAAGGCGAGGCGCAGGAACAGCGCGACCTTGCCGGTCGTCAGCATCAAGGCGCGGTCGGTGAATTCGATCGCCCAGCGGAAGGGAGGATTCGTGACGATGTTTGGCGCGCGCGCGGACCATTCCATCAGGAAGTCGCGGCCGCCCTCACCATAGCCACGATCGATAAGGTCAGTGGAAATGACATCGTAGCCAGCGCCTTCAAGGACGCGGGACATATCACCCGCGCCACATGCCGGCTCCCAAATCGGTCCATCGAACTGCTCAACAGTCAACAGCGCCCGCGTTGCGCCGGGATGCGTCGGATAGAAGTCGTGCGCCTCCCTCTGCGCGGGATCGTCGGTTTGCGCCAACGCATAGACGGTGCCGCCGCTGCGCATCACGCCGCCACCCCCGACCTGATCCGATCCGCGTCACTCACCACGGCCTGGATGCGCGGCAGTAAATCCCGAAACAGCGCGCCGAGAGCCAGAGTCTCCAGATGATCCCGCTGCCCGTCACTCAATGCGTCCATGAATGCGCCGGCCGCACGCGCCAGATCAGCGGCGGTATGGAAGTCGTTTGCGGCATCAGCGGTGAGAGGGGCCAGCTTGAAGCCGTAGCGGGCGTAAAGTTCGTCCAGCGCTTGTGGCTCGTCCACCAGCAGATCGAACAGCGCCTTGGGTTCAGGGCATGACCCAGCAAAGACCTTATCGAGCGCGCGCACCGTACGGCCCATGCTGTCGGCCAGCGTTCCACGACCGACTTTGGCCGCCGTGCGCGCCAGTCCGGCGACCATGAGCGCATGGAACTGCTGTTCGTCCGGCTTCTGTCGTTTCGGAACGACAATGTTGCTGCGCTGCGTCAATTTACGCTCCATGATGAAAGGAGTTAAAAACCAAAGCGGCGGGGCGAATGATCTCCGCTCCCGCCACCCTCTGGAGCGACCCGAGGGAAGGCTTCGCGGTTTCGGCCGCGATCATGGGGAACCGGCACGGGACAAGTGCGACCCGGCCCGTGCCGGTTTTCTGAAAAGTTGCCAGCTTTCCGACATTCGCGGCCGTGTATCCAAACCCGTTGACCCCACCGCGTTGACGCAATGCGCATGCCGGACGTTTCAGCCGCGCTGGCGGTCGGCTGTGAAAGGAGGGGACGGGTATAGGGTTGGCGCGGCGGGGAGCCGTTGCGATGACAGCCGCCGCGCCTGGGCCGGGAATGGCCCAACTGAAAGAGATGACCGCGGCACCCATTCACAGCCTCGGCATGAAGACGAGGAACGGGAAAGCGGCGAATGCTTGCGCGACGAGGGCGAAGCAGAAGATGATCAGTGGATCGATCATGCCGCCCTATCCTTCTTGCCTAACTCTCCTGCGTTGAACCTCTGAAGTAGCGCGTCCAGTGCAAGTTTCGTGCGCGCATCGACCGGCAAATCCCCTGTTTCCATTCGGGAAATGCTGGTTTGGTGGAGACCAAGGGCCGCCCCCAGCTCAGCTTGGGAGAGGCCAATCTTTCGGCGTATTGCTCGGATGTAATCCATATGCGCTATTATGCGCATGCGAATATGAAGGTCAAGCATGTTATGCATAAGCGAATAGGAGGATTCGCAATGGGTGGCTTATCTGCGGCCATGAACGAAATTTTGGCGGCAAACGTAAAACACCTCAGGCTGACTAGCGGGCTGAAGCAGGAACTGTTCGCTGAGTTGATCGGCGTCAGCCAAGGAACCGTGTCAAGATGGGAAGGGGGCGCTGAGCCTAAGGGTGAGCAACTCGTAAAGCTGGCTGCCCACGCCGGTCGTTCGGTCCATGAACTCACCACGAGACTTATAGCAGAGGATAACGGGAAGGCCCTGACTCCCACATTCGCCTACGAGGGCAGCACGCTAATGCTGCCTGTCCACTTGCCTAATTCAGACGTGCTGACTGAGATGTTTTCGCAAATACTCGAATCGCTTGGTGAGGCCGATCCTGACGTAATCGCTCGAAGGCTTGCTCAGATGCTTCCAGGTGCTTTAGCGCAAACCGTAGCTCGTCTTCCGCGCCATCATCGTGAAACACTTCCACCCGTTTCCGAAGACGATTAACTTCAGTTTCCAGTACATTAAACATCATTGCGGCAACGGAACATCTAACAGTGCAATTTGGGCAGCCTTTATCGCAGCCCGGCAACTGCTGATGTAAATATTGTTCTATCCGCATACCTATCCCCGTCCGCAATGTTCATCAAACGTTCTTTCAACCAATCTCCAACATGTCCAGTGGAGGATTGATGACGGCTGCGTAACGTGCACGCTGCTACTATGTCATACCGACGACATTTAGCCGACCAAAATAAAAAATGCATGAACGCATAAATTTGCATTGCGCTTATGCGTATGCGCATATATGCTTTCCCCATAGACACCAACCGGTGATGGGGAATGAAGATGGACATTGCGACGACGACCGCTGAAGCTCTTGCCCGCTACGAAGCGGCTTTCAACGAAGAGCGCCTTATCCAACAGCAGTGGCACACCGAACTGGACGGACGGCAGCTCGCTTGCGCGCTTGGTGTTCTGGGCGATGTGGTGGACGGCCCTGCGCAATGCCCTGCGGCGATCATGCCGCGCTGGCTGGCACAGATGGTTCCCGGATTTTTCGACCGGCAGAAGTTCGACGATGCCAAGGACTGGGGCCTACGCTTCTACAAGGCGCTCGACCGGATCGGCGGCAATGTTCCCTTCAGCGTCATTCACGATTGGCATGCAAACACGGTCTGCCAGTTGGGCATTGAAGCTTCTGAAATCCGCAAACGCGATACAGCCCCGCACAAGGCATTGCAGGCGCTTCACCAGCGGGCCTTGGCTGGCGAGAAGACCGGCGCAGATGAGTGGCGACCAGTTCTGAAAAGCGCCGACGCCGACGCCAACGCCAACGCCTACGCCTACGCCGACGCCTACGCCTACGCCTACGCCTACGCCGACGCCGACGCCAACGCCAACGCCAACGCCTACGCCTACGCCGACGCCTACGCCTACGCCTACGCCTACGCCTGGAAGCGTCTTGCGGACGGCATGGTCTCCGCTCTGGACCGTGTGGAGGCTTAAATGCAACCCGCACTCCGCAAGGCAGACGCCCTAGAGACGATCAGGCTGGTTCACACAGAACGCGGCGACGTCGATCTACTCGACACTGCCCGCGAGAACGGGATGACGGTCGACCAGCTTATCCAGGCGCGCCCGTCTCCACCCATGGTCATCAATGATCGCATTAGGGCCGCTGGCATCGCGATCTTTGGCCGGGAAGAGTGGGGCAAGGTTGTTGGAGGTGCGTCATGAGCCATGAGCGCTTTCTCCTGATTGGAGCCGTCCGTCACATTGCCAACGAACTATTCGAAGCGAGCCTGACCAATGACGGCTGTCACGCCCTCTGGATATTGGGCGAGCTTCTGGATCGCCGCGATGTTCCGCAGTCGGCTGTGGGCGAGATCAAGCGTCTTTCAGCGCTGGCGCATGGCCGTGAGCCTGTTTCGGTGCGCCCTGAACCTAGTGAATGGAGATGAACATGACCACGATGACGAAGACTTATGCCCAAATCGCGCATGAATTCATTGGCGCGATTGATGCACCAGGATTTTGTGTATTCGCTCCGAATGCGACCGGTAATTGGGGTGCTTCCTGCTACTGGCCAAAGGGCGATGTTATTCGCGACACTGGCTGTCATGGCAGAGGCTACACACTGGAAGCCGCGATAGCCGATATGTGGGCTAAGGTCGAGAAGGCGAAGGAACAGCAGAAGGTTCTCAAGACGGCCGCGGAATGCAAGGAAGCGGTTCTCAATTTGATCCGCGAGCATGATGCGGCCCCGGCTAGCTTCCGGGATGCTGTCGATGCCTTGCCGGTGAAGGGTTGAGGCATGACCATGCAAACCCCCGTTGACCGCTGGACCGCGCCACACGTTGACGCAGCCGCAGACAAACTTCGTGATGCACTTCGGATGAAGGCTGAACAGGAGGACTGTGAGAGCGCCGACGAACCCTCAGGCGTGATCGGTTGGGTTGTCGCCGGTCTTTTCGTGTTCGTTATGGGGTTCGCCATAGCTGCTCAAATTCTGTGGGAGGTGGCCCAGGCCACGCTTTGAACTGATTTTCAGGAGGAAATATGAACATCACCGAAAAGGAAGGCTGGCTTTGGGATGAGCGCGGCAACCGCAATGAGATCGCGCGCTATGGTTCGCGTGAGGCCGCAGAAGAAGCAATTCGTTCGCTGATCGATTGCGATAATTGTATCAACTGCTCGTACTGCTCGGACTGCTCGGACTGCTCGGACTGCTCGTACTGCTCGGACTGCTCGGACTGCTCGGACTGCTCGCGCTGCTCGGACTGCTCGGACTGCTCGCGCTGCTCGGACTGCTCGGACTGCTCGTACTGCTCGGACTGCTCGGACTGCTCGGGCTGCTCGCACTGCTCGCGCTGCTCGTACTGCTCGTACTGCTCGCGCTGCTCGGACTGCTCGCGCTGCTCGTACTGCTCGGACTGCTCGGACTGCTCGCGCTGCTCGTACTGCTCGGACTGCTCGGACTGCTCGTACTGCTCGCGCTGCTCGGACTGCTCGGACAAAAAAGGCACCGCCAGCGAGTCGGTTGAAATACCGACCATCGATAACATTCATAGCAAGGTCTACGCCGCCGTATCGCAGCCAAACGCCTTGGATATGGATACGTGGCACACCTGCGAGACGACGCATTGCCGGGCCGGTTGGGTGGTTACTCTGGCTGGTGAGAAGGGTAAGGCGCTCGAAACGCGCTTCAACACTGAACTGGCAGCAATGCTGATCTACCGTGAAAGCGGAGCGCCGATCAATCCGTGCCGCTTCTATGACGGCAACGAAGCCGCGCTTGAGGACATGCGCAAGCTTGCAGAGGCAGAGGCCGCACTGTGACCCAAGTTTCTCAGCAGGGAGGGGGGAAGGCCAATAACCTTCCCCTTGCTGGCTCCCACATCACCTATCACAAAGACTTGATCCAGGGTTCGGATGAATGGCTGGCTGAGCGCTGCGGCTTACTCACGGCGAGCGAGATGAAATTGATTATCACGCCGACGCTCAAGGTTGCTGACAACGACAAGACGCGCGCGCACCTTTACGAACTCCTTGGCCAGCGCATCACCGGCTATGTCGAGCCGCACTACATCTCAGATGACATGCTGCGCGGGCGTGATGACGAGACCGAGGCCCGGATGCTCTACCACAAGAATTTCGCGCCGGTGAAAGAAATTGGGTTCATCACCAACGATAAATGGGGCTTTACGATCGGTTACAGCCCGGATGCGTTGGTCGGTGACGATGGCCTGATTGAATGCAAGAGCCGCCGGCAGAAATATCAGGTGCAGACGATCGTCGAGAATGTCGGCGTGGACAAGGGTGAGACAATCCCCGCCGATTACGTGATCCAGTGCCAGACCGGAATGCTCGTGACAGAGCGCGCCTGGTGCGACCTCGTTTCGTACAGTGGCGGCCTGCCCATGGCGGTCATGCGGGTGCATGCCGATCCGGTCATTCAGGAAGCCATCGAGACGGCGGCCGCAGCCTTTGAAGCCAAACTCGCCGACAAGCTGGCGATCTACGAGGCGACGGTTGCCGCGCGCAAGATGATCGCGACCGAGCGCCGCGTTGAACAAGAAATGTTTGTTTGAAGGGAAAAGACCATGAACGACATGACGCCAGTCATTGTGCCTAAAAGCGACCAGATATCCGCCGACGACCTGATCGCAGGACCGCTCACGATCCGGATTGCCGAAGTGGATATCCGGCCCGGCACAGAGCAGCCGGTAACGATTCACTATGATGACGACGGCGGACGCCCGTGGAAGCCGTGCAAGTCTATGTGTCGCGTTCTCGTCGCTGCATGGGGTCCGGATGCAAAAGCATATGTCGGGCGCGCCGTCACGCTCTATCGCGATCCAAAGGTGAAATGGGGCGGCATGGAAGTGGGCGGTATCCGTATCAGTCACCTTTCTGACATCGATCGCGAAATGGTGATGGCTTTGACCGCCACGCGCGGCAAGCGCGCACCCTACACCGTCAAGCCGCTCGCCAATGCTCCAGTACAACGAGCCAATGACGACCCCGCCGCCAAATGGGCAAGCGCCTACATCGGCAAGGTCAACAGCTTCAACAGCCTCGACGAACTGGAGGCGTTCGCCGCCGATAAGGCGGCCAAGCTGGACGAGCTCAAGGCCAAGCGTCCGGAACTGCACCGGGATTGCGCCGACGTTTTGCACGCGCGCCGTCTCGACCTGGCTGTCGAAGGGCCAGCAGACGAGCAGCGGGGCGAGGCTTTTGCGGACGAGGACGAATTCTGATGACCCCCACCGAAATCGTAGCCACCGCCGTCAAGGAATGCCTTGGCGTCACCGATGAGCAAGCCAGCAACCCGAACGCCGACATCCAGTGCGACCTGGGCGGCGACAGCCTCGACATGCTGGAGATCGTGATGATGATCGAAGACGCGCACGGCCTGCATTTCTCGGACCTTGAGGCTCAGGGATGCAAGACCGTCGGTGATCTCGTCGACATGGTAGCCAAGAAAATGGGTGTGCCGGCGTGACCGAATGCACCCATCCGAAAAGCCGCAAGGCCAAGCGTTGCTGGTCCTGTGCCGCCAAGTGGATGAACAGCGACCCGGCGATCCATACCAAGCGGGTGCAGAATATCCGCGCCCACTACGACGACCCGGACAATAGGGCCAAGGCGCGCAAGAAAGTTCAGGATCTGACGAAGCGCGTCATGGCCGACCCGGAGATGGTCGAACGCAAGCGCGAGCATGGGCGGCGCATCTATCGAGATGTGCTGTCCCGGCCGGACGTGCGGGCAAAGAACCTGTCGCCAGAGGTCAGGGCTCAAGCAGGCAGGGCGCGTAGCGATACGGTGCTGGCATGGTGTCCGCCCGAATATCGCGACCTCTACAGGGAACTCTGGCGCAGCAGGAATGCCAGCGCGGTCGAGGCGCGCCGGATGGTCGAGGAAATGATCGCGCGGGACAATGACCCGCTCAAGATTCTGGACCGCTTCTACGGCGGCAAGCCTGCGAAGGCATCATAGGAGGAACCATGCCAAGACACATCCGCAAGCCTGTCAGGCAAAAACGCCAGCCAATGCCGGAACGGGGATACGCCATTCTCTATCGCCAAGGCGAGACGAACCATTGTCCGGCCTGTACCCGGTCGAATTGGACCGTTGGCAGGCAGACATCCGAATGCGCCTTCTGCGGCTGCGTTCTGCCGCTATCCACAATGGCGATGGTCTATGGGGATATGAGGGTGGCGGTATGACGTGCGAGCGCGTCACTATGCCAGGGGGTGGGGTCGCCATAGTGTGCGGACCGCGCCGTGCCTATGATCGGTGCCGCTGCGGACGCATAGCCACCCTACTTTGCGATTGGAAATTGCCCAAGGACGCAACGGTGCGGAAATCGGGAACCTGCGACAAACCTTTGTGTGACCGATGCACCACATCACCAGCACCGGACAAAGACCTGTGCGCGGAACACGCCAAAACCTACGAGCAATGGAAGGGGCCGCGTAATGGCTGATCGCCCAATATTATTTTCAGCGCCGATGGTTCGGGCTTTGCTCGATGGGCGCAAGACGCAGACGCGGCGTATCATTACCACCACGGGCAAGGATATGGCGCCAGGTCAGATCCTCATCTTTGAGGGTCCGCGCTTTGGCGGCACAGCCTATCGGTTCGCGCCGCGCTTCGCGGTAAGCGACCGCCTCTATGTGCGCGAGGAGTGGTCAACACATCCAAGCGTTGACCCGATGGCTCCGCGCGACCTTGGTGTCGGCACGCCGGTCTATTACCGGGGGACCTACGAATGGTCGCCATCGGACACCATCGGCTCACCGTTCGGCCGCCGTCGCGCTGGCATGCACATGCCCCGTTGGGCCTCCCGCCTGACCCTGACCGTGACTGACGTTCGGGTGCAGCGGTTGCAGGACATCAGCGAGGAAGATGCGATCGCTGAGGGGGTATCCTGCTACATATGCGGCACTGGCCCGATCGATGGCACATCCGAACATGACTGCGGATGTTTCCACAGCAAGGATTTGGCGATCCCGTCCTATCGCTACCTCTGGGATATGATCAACGGCATTGATGCTTGGGACGAAAATCCTTGGGTTGTCGCGGTGTCGTTCGATGTTCGAAAGGGGAATATCGATGGCTAAGGCCCGCCCCTACGCCACCGAGGCTGATTTAGTGCGTGATTTCTTGGCACAACTGAACCGTAAGAACGGCGACGGCAGCAAATGGACCGTATATGCGGAAACCGCTGATTGGGACCTGCTTATGGTCCATAAAGACGGTTTCCAGCTTGGGCTTGAGGCGAAGCTGAGCCTTAATGCCAAGGTCATTGATCAAGCACTGGACCAGCAGCACAGCACCTGGCGAACACAGGGCCCGGATTATCGTGGTGTCTTGGTTCCTTCTGCTGGGCTGCAGCGCCATTTGACCCGGATATGCAAGGCCGTTGGTATTGGCATCGTGACGGTGGAACCGATGGAGCGCGGTGTTTACCGTAGCTTCGGGCTTCCATCGGAGTCCTATGGGCCTGACTGGCCGAACTGGCTTCCGGCTGAGCGCTGCCCGCTTCCGGACTATATTCCTGATGTCGAAGCAGGTCACGCCTCGCCGGTGAAGCTGACGGAGTGGAAGATCAAGGCCATCCGGCTCATGATTATTCTGGAGCGCCGTGGTTATGTCACCCGCGCGGACATGAAGGCTATCCAGATCAGCCCGTCACGATGGACCGATGCCTATCAAGGTTTCCTCGCCAAGTCTGAGCATGGTTATGTCCGGTCTGAAACCACGCCAGATCTAAAGGCGCAGCACCCCGTCAACTATGCCCAAATCGAGGCTGAGTTCGACCAGTGGGGCAGGCTCATGGCGCCGGACCTATTTGCCGACCCTGTCGCCAATCTGTTTGGGGAGATCGCAAATGCCTGAATACACCGCCAACGCCCAGCAAGTCCTACGCAATGGCGAGCATTTTGCCGACACCCATAGCGCTGCTGATGCGGCGGAGATTGTGCGGGCGATGCAGGCGCGGCCCAATATCGTTGCATGGCTCGAGCGCAAATCCACGGAGCGGAACCGGAGCGCCTATTTTCGGCGGCTGCTCCGCATGCTCGCTGACGATGTTCGGGCCTGTTTCGACGAGCCGGATGAGGCGGCACCGGATGGCGAGCGGAGCTATTACAATCAGGAAAGGGCGGCAAATGGCTGACAGGACCTCTATCGAATGGACCGACGCCACCGTCAATTTCTGGTGGGGCTGCACCAAGGTCGGTCCGGGCTGCGACGGGTGCTATGCTGAAACCTGGTCGAAACGCTTCGGCGGTGGTCTTTGGGGCGTGGGTGCGCCGCGCCGGAAGATCAAAGGTGCGGTCAAGCTAATCCACAAGCTGGACAATGATTATTCTTGGTGGGCGGCCGATGCCCTGATCGGCAAGCTCCATCCCAATTGGAGGCGACGCGTCTTCATCCAGTCCATGTCGGACCTGTTTGACAATGAGGTGCCGCTGGAGTGGTTCGCGGAGGCTTGGCAGCATATCGAAGCCTGCGATCGGCTCGAAATCCAGATCGTCACCAAGCGGGTTTCCATCGTGGAGAAGCGCCTTGCTGCGATCGGTAAGACATGGCCCAGGCATGCCGGGCTCATCATTTCGGTGGTCAATCAGGAAGAAGCGGACCGAGATATTCCGCGGCTCATCGACCTGAAGCAGAGGCTGAGCATTCCTTGGGTGGGATTGTCCATGGAACCGCTGCTTGGGGCGGTGGTTCTGAAGCCGGAATGGCTGGCAGCGCTGGATTGGGTCATTTTGGGCGGGGAATCTGGCGCGAAGGCCCGGCGGATTCATCCGGAGTGGGCGCGGAGCCTGCGGGACCAATGTGCGGCGGCCGAGGTGCCGTTCCTGTTCAAGCAGTGGGGGGAGTGGCTTCCGGCCAATCAGGTATTAGATTCCGCCAGAATTGCCGCAGCATCGCGTGGAATCACCTATTTTGACGACGCCCTCTATACCTATCGAGTCGGCAAGAAAGCCGCCGGCCGCCTGCTGGATGGCGTCGAGCATAATGGGTTTCCCGGCGTGGGGCAGGAGGACGCGACCAATGCCTGAAGTCCTAGACCGCCCCCACGTCAAGTTCGTCCGCTGGATCGCCACGGTTCACTACCGAACCGAAAACGGTCTCGTCGACGTCCAGCATGACATTGAGGAGCTGGAGGACCTGCAGGACCTGGTGGAGCGCGGGCCGAATTGGGATGCCATCGACCATATCCATATCGTTCGGGCCGATGGGGTTGAGCGGAAGCTGACGGTTGAGGAGGCGGAGAGGCTATGACAGCCGCCGCGCGCATCAGCCAGGCCGACATGGAGCGTGCCGTAAAGGCCGTGAAGGCTGGGGGCTACGAGCGCGCGCGAATCGTCATGGATTTGGAGAAGCAGCGGATTGAGGTCATCATCGGCGAATCGGAAGAGGTAGCGCCTCCTGCCGCTGATGACTGGCGGCGCAATCAGCCACTTTACTCAGGACAGGGATAACCGTCATGCGCCGCAAGGGACTCGCCTATACCAAGACCGTCCGCGCCAAGGGCAAGGTCTATGTCTATTTCGACACTGGCGAGAAGGACGCGCGCGGCAAGGTGATCTACAAGCCGCTGCCCAGCCCGTCCGACAAGTCGTTCGGTTCGGTCTATGCGGCGATGCTTGGCCACCGGGAGAGGCGGACAGAGCATGGCGCCCTGACCGTCAAGGCGTTCGTCGAGCAATATCATGCCAGCCAGAAGTTCTTGAAGCTCCAGCCATCCACGCAAAAGCTGTATCGCATCTATCAAGGCCGCTTTGCCGACATGCTGCCGACGGCCCCAGCCGATCGAATAGAGCGGTTGGATATTGTCACCTTGTTCGATCGGATGTCGTCCAAGACACCGGGCGCGGCCAACATGCTCATTGCTTCGGTTTCAGCGCTGTATCGGTGGGGACGGCGCGCGGGGCTGGTCACGAATCGGCCAGCGGATGACATCGACGAGAACGACCTTGGCGAGCATGAGCCCTGGCCCGATGAATTGTTGCGCGCTGCGCTGGAAAGCGATGATCCGACCGTTCGCATGGCGGTGCATCTTCTCTACTACACGGCGCAGCGGATCGGCGATGTAGCGGCAATGCGCTGGTCGATGATCAGCGACGGCGTGTTGACCATTCGCCAGCAGAAGACGCGCAAGGACATGGTGATCCCGCTACACCCGGCACTGTGCCGCGAACTTGATAGCCGGGATAGGGACTTGCGGACGATCTTGCTCAATGATGACGGCAAAGCCTTCAATGAAGGAACGTTGCGGCGCGTGATCCAGAATTGGGCAAAGGGGCGGGGGGTGAAGATCGTCCCCCACGGCCTTCGCAAGAACGCGGTCAATGCGTTGCTGGAGGTCGGCTGCTCTGTCGCCCAGACTGCGGCAATCAGCGGGCAGTCGCTCAGGATGGTCGAGTATTATGCTCGACGCCGCAGCCAGTCATCTCTTGCCCGTTCGGCCATGAAATTATGGGGCGGAACAGAAATGGAACTTTCAAACGGTATGGAAAACTCTTCGGAAAAAGGCGGAAAAGCGTGA